TTTGATTTTGGGCCTGAGAGACTTGAGCGTTTTATCGTCGACGTCGTTCGCAAGCAAAACGATTGGGACGCGGGTCTGTTTGAGATTGACGACGCGCTGGAATGGCTGGAAAGCTACACCGGCATAGGGATTGTAGAAGTTATGGAGGGTGACAAAGAGAATGGTCGAAAAAGTTTATTTTGATTCGCCGGAGGCTGTCAAGCCTAGGCCGCATGTCAATTCTCACTGGGAGCTTGTGACTGTGCACGGCTGGGGCGGCGAGCAGATCGTCTACCGCTGCGAGTTTTGCGGTGAGCTTGCCAAAGCCGACTATGCAGAGTGTCCAGTGTGCCAGCGTAGGATGTATGACCGCAGGGAGGTGTGAGAGATGTTTGAACTTAACGCGGATTTGACGTTTTTGATCGAGCGGATCAAGAGATATAACAAAGCGGAGTTTGACGGCTATCACGATGCAGCAGCTGAGTATTTTGAGCTGTTGCGAGACAACGCGCGAGACTTCCGCGAGGAGGGCATGCGCATTCGCCTGCAGCTGGACCAGATTATCAACAATCAGACAGGCGAAGGTGCCGTGCTGATCACCATGGCCTGGTATAGATATGGCGATGGGCAAGCCTGGCAGGCCTTTTACGTGTGGAGGAGGGTGTGGGGATGACAGTTTTAGCGATAATAATGCTTATCATCGACTTGCTGTATAAATTGGCCATTGTGACGCTTGCCGGCGCCTGGGTTGCGTACATAATCATTATGCGCACCGAGAGAAAAGAGGCCCGCGAAGCGTTGAGCAGGATTAACAACAGAACAGAAAAGCGCAGGGAGGAGGAAAAGAATGACAGCGAAAGATTACCTGAAAGACATTCGTAAATTAGATCTGGAAATACAGACCTTGCAGGAGCAGATCAGTTTACTGAGAAAAAACGCCGAAGGGCTTCGTGCAATGGAGTTGTCAGACATGCCAAAAGGCGGAAAAGGAAAAGATTTGTCTGATTATGTGGCGGAGATCGCTGATCTACAGATGGTTTGCGTACAGCACGTGTCTGAGTTGATCATGAAAAAGCAGGAGGCGATTGAGCGCATTATGAGCATTGATGGCAGCGAGCTGCGCAACGTTTTATTGCTGCGATACATCCAGTGCAAAGAGTGGGATGAAATTGCTGACAAGCTGCAATACAATCTCAGAACGATTTTCAGGCTTCACGGCGAAGCGCTGAAAGAGTTTGGCGACGTTGTCAGTAATTGTCAGTAGATGTCAGTAATTGTCAGTAAATGTCAGTAAAAATCGTGATACAATATAAACTGGAAATGAAAGCGAAAGATGGTAAAGCCACCTCTTATTTGCCGAGTTGAGATAGACAATACGATCCATGCATTTTCATGTAACATCTCCCCTTTGATAAATTCGCTAGTTTTCTGTCTGAGAGATCTTTCACTTTTCTTTCCTCCTTACCTTTACCGCGTTACCGAGCAGGGCGCGGTATTTTTATGCAGTGAAAAAGACACGCCATCGAGGACGTGTCTTTTGTTTTAGTAGCATTGCTTGATAAGAGCTTCCTGGAGAACCTGAGAGAAGTTGACACCCTGAGCGGTAGCACGCTTGTTAAGCCATTCAGGGAGAGAGACATTTTTGCGGATATATTTGCTGCTTTTTGTGAGGTCAACGTCAGTGGTGACATAGTTAACAAACCCGATTTCTGGCTTTTCTACGTCTGCAATGTCTGTTGGGCGGGGATATTCTGGATCGGTGTTATCTTCCGGTTCGAGATAGAGGGCCATCGCCTCCTGAGCGCGGATCATAGCTTCTTCGGCGGTATCACCTTGAGTGAAGCACCCTGGAAGGTCTGGCCAGCTAACCGAATAGCCACCGTCTTCTTCGTCAAAATCAAATACTGCTGGATACATAAATACCATGTTGATTACTCCTTTCTCAAGCGAGGCTTATTTAAGCCCCGCTTGCTTGAGAATACTGTTCAGTGTTTTCTTTTTAAGGTCTTCACCATGGACCGGAACGACCACGGTTCGATTACCTTTTACCAGTTTGTGATGGCTGCCGTTGACACTTTTCTCAACCCAGCCATCTTTTAGCAGTTGTTTAAGTAGGTCTTTATCTCTCATATCCTCACCTCTTGATATTATTATAATACACACCGTGCGCATTGTCAAGCGTTAATTGTGTATAGTGCGTATTATTTTTGGAGTTGGTTTTAGTGAGCAAGAAAAGTGGAATAGAAATTACATTTGATAATATTAAGGCCACTGCAGAATTGCGTGAGCTTGCCGACAGGTCAGAACAATCAGCAAAGAGATTCTTGAGTGACGTAAAGAAAAGTGGTAGGGCGTGGGTTAATAAAGGTATAGCTGCTGAATACAACATCTCCACCTCTGCGGTAAAGTCTCATACATCTTCCTACAGAGTTAAAGGCGGGAGCCTCGGCGAGACTACGCTCACATTTAAAGGGGGCCGCATCAGCCCTGCTTCTTTTAGCATGAAACCTAAGCGACCAAAGAAGGAATATGATCTTGTGTTCAGTATTCCAAATGGTAATGAGTACACTGTTGGCCAGGTGAAGAAGATAACAAAGAAACAGCGAGCAAACATTGGCCGCAACTTTACCAAGCAGGGATCAAAGAGCAGCAAGCATTCTCCTATCATGTTGATGGGCACAGGAGCTAAGAGTAGCAGCAAGATACAACATATTCCTTTTCAGAGAAAAGGAGTAGGCAAGGGAAAGCTTACAGCCATTAAAGCTCCATCTGTACCACAGATGATTCGTGGCGGAGACGGTGATCTTAAGAAAGGCGTTGAACTTTCGCTTAATGAGAACATACAGAAGCGTTTTGATCACCACTTTGG